TCAACAGACTCAACAGCCTGTCTAACAAGTTTTTTAATTCGTTCGTTCATATAATAGCCAAAAAGAAAATTATGAGTGCAATAAACGGGTTACCAGTCATCAAGGCAAACATAGCAAGTATGGTTCCAAAAAATACTTTGTCTTCCATTGCTAACTTTCGAGACTAAATTCTTGCTCTAGCTCTTCGTCGCTATAAAAGTAACCTTGCCCGCGATCGTGTTTGTTCTTAGGCAATTGGTCAAACGTTTCGCCGTTGTAGAATTTCTCAATGACCATACGCCATCGTTCTTCGGGATGATCAACAATCTCAAAACCGTTGACTCGACCGTAGCCATCGTAAGTACCACTAATACGATCACCGTTTTTAAACAGCACAACAACTTCGCTGGCAAATTCCCAAGGACTGCCGTTAACTGCGGGCTCAGCCATTACTGGCTTATCTGATTTAGCGCAACGCCAACTAAAGAATCCCATTTTAAAGTCCTTTGATATAGTCAATAACTGCCTGCGCCTGAGTCAGGTCCATGTCGGTATCGTCGACTGCTTCTTCTTGACCTACAGGCTGGAATCGGTAATATTGATTTTGGATAGCATAAGGGCTCACATTGTCTGTGGGCACAATTTGCCAACGATTCATACTCATCAGTCGTTTCTTGTTCATAATCACTCCTTAGGTTATTACAATTTGCTTTGAATTGGCACGATCGCTATACAACTTATTACCACGCTCACGAATCAATTCTGCCGCGGTCTGTGGACTAGTCTCAAACAAGTCACGCAGATTTTCTGCTGTAACATCCTCTGTGGTAGTTACAGTATAAATCTCATAATGGCGCTGTGGGTTATAACGAGCCCGCATCATCATCATACTGACCATCTGGTTGACTCGTCGCAAGTATTCATTAGTTGGGACTTTGTGCGGATCGCGAATCAAATCAAATATTTTTTCCTGCTCAAAATTGTCTGAGCGATCGCGGTCTTCTGTGATGTCAACGCAGGCTTCTAGTCCTGTATTGTCCCAGCTCAAAATGAAAAGATTTTGTTTCATGCTTGTATTATACAAATGACGCCATTAGCTGTCAATGGCTCTACGGAAAACGATTTCCTGACGTGCAAAGGCGTCTTGTTCCCAAGGCTGATCCAAATACGGAGTGCGCCCGGAATAAAACTTGCCTTTCCATTTTTTACCACGGGCAGTCACTTGCATTATGCCCTTGGCCAATTGACGCACATGGACCAACTCGTGTGCAAGTGTTACACCCAATTCAATTGGATTGCGTCTAGGCTTTAGCACAACCAAAATGGTATTGATACCCACCATCGGAACAGTGGTGCCGTGGTCCTCTAACTCTTTGTCCATTTTAACCATGAGCAATCGGCGACTATTGGTCAGTCCCAATTGACTCAGCATGTTGGGCAATAATGCCTCAATAAACTTTTTAGTCTTAGGACCTGCTTCAACATGGAATTCCATATTTAATCCCAATTCTTTTTGTCGCCAAACTGCTCATTGTGATTGTAGCCCGCATTGTACTCAGCAACTTCTTCCGCAGTCAGCTCAGTGACCTTGGTGCCGTTGTAAGTGCCCTCGGGGTACCAATGCGGGTCACGCGGACGATTGTAGTAGCTGTCTGCACTACCACGGTCATACAGTCCGCCATGACGCTCGCGGTCAAATTGCGGGTTAGCAATCAGGAAAGATTCTTGTTCTTGCGTAATCATAATGACTCCTTAATGGCTGTTGAGGGCAGGGTTGTATTCGGCAATCAGTTGGCGTTCACGAGCATGAGCAGGCTTGCGACCACGCACAAACTCAATGACACCGTAAGTGTGTGCCAGTGTGCCGTATTCACGAATCGACTTGCACAATTCCCAATCTTTGTTTTCAGTGACTGCACGGCGAACGTGTTTTTGCATACGCACCTTCAGTGCTTTGCGAACTTGTTGACCGCATACAGTGATACCAATGTATTGCTGGCCAGTTACTGTATTGGTGATACAATAAATGACGTGCTTGGTATCTTGGCGTCTTTTTCGGGTTTGCTTTTTAACTTCCATACTAGTATTATACAAAAGATGCCTTTTTTGGGCAAATTCAAGCCATAAAAATAGGTTAGTGTGCGCTAACCTATTTGTAGTACTAAAGTATTACTTTTTCTGGGGCTAAAAAGTGTTGTTTTTAAGCAACTTTTCGATACTCTGCCCGGTAGTAGCACTCGCTGTCCCCGCTTGCATATTCCTTACAAAATTGCCGGGCTTCTTCCTCTGTAGTAAAGTAGGTCTCTCCCATGGGTCGCTGTCCCCATCCACGTTCATATTCTGTCATTGTAACTTTGTACAGGGGACCGGGATTATGAACTTGTGCCATTTTGGGCTCCTTTTCTACCAGTATCACTATCTGGTACTTATAGTATATTAAAGAAGCCTTTTTTGGTCAACCGTTAATGCAGGGTTGCATCGTTGTCAATATCGTCTATGTCTCTGACCCCAAATATTTTTAGGATTTTTTGCACATTTTTAGGTGCAACAAAAACTCCAGTTTCGGGCAACAATACGCTTTTTAATTTGCCGTCGGGTCCGACGATAAAAGCATAGTCCTCGTCTTCCCAATTTACATCATTAAGAAATTCGTCAATTTCTTGTTCTAACTCTCGCGTAACCTTGGACATGTGATGTCCTCCTTGTTATTATTATTTACTTAAAAAGTATCATAGCCATGATTACTGCTTGACCAATAAATCCGGCTCCGATGGTAATGATACTGAGTGTATCTTTAAGAATAATTGCACGGCCAAACAGCAATACAAGCCCGGCCCACATAAACAGAACTACATCCAAACTTGGCGTACGATCACTAAGTCCGGTTAATAGGGCCAATAGTGTAGGTACAGTGGCACAATGTATTACGATTGTGGCCAACCAACCTAGTGTGTCAGCTGAGATTTTACTGAAGTGATCTTGGAAAAATTTAACAATGTTGAGTTTAATTTTTGCCAAAGTAAAAGTATTAACAGTCACTGATTAGTCCTTGTAAAAGATGTGGCGGCCAATTTGGTTGATTTTTTTCTTGCCCCAGTTGGGGTTGATGTAGTCTGCATGATAGTAAAGTGCATCACGCATTGTACTAAGTCTAAAGTTTTCTAGCAAGACTTTCTTTGCCACTTCTTCACTTTCTTTGTAAAGTGCAGGATATACAGGTCGTACTTTGTGTGTGGTTTCACAGGCCCAGCTAAACTGGCAAATGATTTTACCAAAGTAATTGTTCTTCTGGTAAACTACTCCGCATACGCCTTCGCCAAAACGACCTGACTCAACTCTGTTCATAGTAACCTGTGCCACTGCCACTTTGCCCTCAAATGGCTCGGTGGCGGCTTCCCAATAAATGTTTTTTGTCAAGCAATCCAACTGCTTGGTGCGATCTGCCGCACTGACAAACCCTTGACGATAGGCTTCTGAGCCTTCTTTCAGTTTGTCAAATTTAACGTTGACTGTCTGTACCAGTACAGATACAATCAAAAATAAACCTAAAAATTTTAACAGCATTGTAGTGAATGCCGCTAAAAGGTCTTGGTTGATACGAGACACGATTGTCATCATATTTTACCTCCTTCTATAGGTGTGTAGTTTTATATAACTCATTGAGTTCTACGGATAAAGACTACTATAACCCAATAACTGAGTATATTATAGCAATTTTTTTATGAAAAATCAAGTAATATGGGCAGTTAATCAACCCACTTCCGCTCTTCTTAGTGTCAAGACCGGTACGGATTTTGCCCGTTGCTTGGCGATATTTTGACCTTCAATTAGTGAGGCCCGAACAGCATCGCCGCCCACATTTGATTGTAGGCAACCATTGAACAGGGTATTGTAGTTGAGATTGTAAGTGTCTACCCCGTAGTCATGCAAACTGCTGACCATACCCAAAACTCCATTTACTCCAGTGGGGGGCGCCGCGTCAATGTTGGCGTCAGCTAATAGCAAGTTGTTAAGTTCTAATACCACTTGTGCAGTCATGGCCTTGACAGCTATGTTTGCTTGAGTAACTATAGAACTCAAAGTTGAGTTAGTGTTACACAATGTAGTAAACGAGTTAGCCGCTGTCCAAGTCAGCGCAATGTTGCTGTCAATAAACGTAACGTTGCCAGTTCCGCAGGCTGTGTACAAGTCGGCTAATTTTGTGCTGAGTGTTTGGGCTTCAGTATAGGCTATTGTGCTGGTCAGTGCAGATGAAATGTTGGCCAGTGCATTGGCATGTACTACCCCAGCAACCGATCCCATCATATCAGTTACCAACGGGTTTGTGTCGGCGCCATTGCCCGTGCCCAATTTTGCAGTTAAACGATTGTACTCTGCATCGGGTATTACATCAGTATAGGCATTTAAGTAAGGAATATTGGGCACCAATAAACTGTCAACCATGTCAGCAAATTCTTCAAAGGAGCTGTAAGTCCCGCCGATATTGGTCAGCAACACAGACAACCCTGCCATAGTTCCAGCAGGTATTACCAATAATGAGTCTGCTGGGAAAATTCTACTTAATTCTAATAGGTGTGCTAAATTAGTTACCAGCGCAGGATAAGGTAATTGTATACCTGTCTTTTCAATAATATTAGCCAAGTCCGACCCAGTTACTAATGCTAGAGCTCGCATCAAGTCGCCAGTGGATTCTGTTTGATACTGATCGTCCGATCTACTTCTACCAGCGGAGGCTCTTTTCTCTGTTACTACGCTGTTGTTATAAACTGAATACCAGTCTTTGTTTAATAAGCCTTGCGCGATTAAATTGTTTACAAATACTTTTGGATCATGTAGTTTATTGTAGTTCTTTATGTCAAATGCTGTACCGAAGTTTCTTAGACCTTTGCCTAGTAAACTAATTTCATTTGCTGTTAATCCGTTGTTTAGTGAACTGGCAAAATCAGTTACGCCAATACCCAAGTCACCAAAGTCTAATTTGTACATAGACTCTAGCAGATTATTCATATTCCAACTGGTATAGGCAAAAGAGGATACCGAAGACAACAAAGCCGCAAATTTACTTACGTTATATGTCCCGTCTCCGTTGGCTGGCAACATCTTATTGTAGTGTGCCTGGATGTTGGCCACAGTAGTATTAGCATTGGCAATAAACTCGGGCAATTTCAAGTTGACTACACTAAATCCCCGCCCGGCTAATGTTGTTCCATAGGCTGTACCAGGTTGTAAATTGGCATATCGACTTACCAACGTATTACTGGTAACTGTGTTGGCATACGTTGTCATTGTAGCATTGGGCTGTAGGCCGATGTTGCTGGTTAAATTGCTGGCCGCAATCATCAGCACAGGAGTCATTGATGCCGCCATTAACTGCCTCCTGTTCCTACTGTGATTTTACTGGCTCCGGGGCCAGTTATAGGGCCTGGACCCCAGAACTCACTGCGATTCTTTTTAACTGATACAGTGGTTTGATCACCGACTACCGATAACACTTTACCTTCTATGGTGACCCGAGGAGCACCAGGACCAGTGACAGTTTCGCCGTGGTCGGTTTTATCTGAACTGACCAAGGTGGGTGGCTTACCTTCAAAGGTCACAGTTCGAGCACCAGGGCCAGCGACTTTCTCGCCCTTTGCTGTGTTGTCACCTAATAGGGATGGTATAGCCATTGGGTATCCTTAAACAATGATACCAGGCTTGGTTACAGTTTCAATACCGGTGGTAGTTTTAATGTAGTGTGTACGCATCTGTGCCAGCGATTCAGCCGACATCATTACGTGTGACTTGCTTAAATTAACTTTAACGTCCGTTTCTGCGCTAAACAAACTCTGAATTAGTCCTAGTCCTTGTTGACTAGGTACTACTGTACAAGGACTAGCAACAACAAATGCTGTGTCTGTGTCCTCAACGATGCGGCCAATGATCTCATCACCATTGACTAATTTGAATGTTACGACATCACCTGCGCCGTATTTTTGATTGGTTACTAACATATTATCCTTTTAGTTCTGTCCAAAATTCTTCTTGCTTGCCCGCGAGGCCTTGGTAACCTCCGGGAAGCAAGGTAGTGCCATTAAAAATTTGTGGCACACTACGAAGACCCTGGTCAACAAGAAATTCTCTTGCGTCTGGATGTTCTTCAATATTAATGGTCTCATAAGCAATACCTTTGCTTTCTAATAGGCTTTTTGCCCTATCACAAAATGGGCAATTATTTTTTGAATATACTTTGATCATGTTCTGACTGTTGTTATTTTTGCGTTATTTTCTGACAGATATCGTGCTACTACAGCATCCCATTCTGCTACAGCGGGGATACCAGCATCTGCATCAGCGGAAGTGGCCCAAGTGTAAGTCATGTTTGGTGTGTAGGTAACTTGAAGTTTGCCTGCATATTCTAAGATATGTTGCTGTATGCCATGCTTTTGTTTTGCGGCTTTAACTGCGTCTTGTTCAGCAGACGTTAAAGTCGCGACCCAATCTTCAAAATTTGCTTTAATTGGTTCGCTGGCATTATCTGGTTCAAAATTGTATACTACTGTCACTGACATATTTGCTCCTTATAGGCTAAAGCCTTTAAATGTGTTGTTGTCAACATCTTGCTTTGTACCACCTACTACATAACTGCTAATTTCAGTTTCTTGTGGTGCTACTTGTACTTCGGCTCCAGCAATCCATTTAGCGGTCCACGGTAACGGATTCGATCCGGGTTTCATACCACAATCCAACCCTACTGCTGTCATACGTTTGCAAGTTAGCCAATCAACATATTGACCCAACAACTGTTCATTTAGTCCAATCATTGAGCCATCTTTAAACAAGTATTTAGCCCATGCTTTTTCCTGGTCTGCGGCCTGTAGGAACATAGCTTCGCATTCTGCTTTTGTTTCTTCTTTAAGTTTTGCAAAGTCAGGATCATCCCCGGGCAATAACTTAATCAACATCTGTGTGGAACCTAAGTGGACGTTTTCGTCACGGCAGATTAATTTAATAATCTTAGCATTACCTTCCATCTTCTTAAGCTCTGCAAAAGCCCAAGAGCAAGCAAACGAAACATAAAAGCGAATACCTTCCAGTGCGTTTACTGAATTAATAGCTAACCATAGTTTCTTCTTAAGTTCATATTCGTCAACGGTAACTGTTTCTCCGTTGATCACATGATTCCCTGCGCCTAATAAATTGTAATATTGCCCGTACTCAATCACATCATCGTAATAACGACTAATATCTTTTGCACAATTAACTATAGGCTCAATGTCCATGAGTTCGTCAAAAATTCTACCAGGGTCTGAATATACATTGCGAATAATGTGAGTATAACTGCGGCTGTGAATGGTTTCATTAAATGCCCAAGTTTGTATCCAGGTCTCTAACTCTGGGATTGAAACAAAGGGCAAGAACGCTAGGTTAGGACTGCGTCCTTGCACACTATCTAATAAAATTTGTCTTTTTAAATTGCTGGTAAAAATATGTTGTTCGTATCCTGTTAATTCTTTAAAGTCTTTGCTGTCACGCATAACATCAACTTCTTCAGGGCGCCAAAAAAATCCCAACTGTTTGTCTGTTAATTTATCAAATTGTCTATATTTTAATGTTTCGTATCGCTGTACAGTCACTGGACCACTTGGGTCCAAAAACATAAGGGCGTCTGTGTGCTTTTTTTTATTATTAATATTAAATACGCTCATTTTTATTCCAGTGGTATTTCAAAAACTATTCTTAGATTTCCGTCGTATGCATCAGTAACGTCTGCATCAAAATCAAACACCAAATATTCGCATGGTAACTTGCCAAGTTTTTCTCTAATATAATCCTCAACTTCGTGGAATATAGGTGTTGTTGTACCAAACACATCGTCTAGTACTCCTGGATCTTCTCTAGTCAACATCGGGGCAATATCTAGGGCAATATACCCGCGGCCGCCGGGTTTGATAATTGACATAAAGGATTCTACGGTGTGAGTAATTTCAGTTAAAGGTCTATAGCTTAATGAACAAATAGCCATAGCCGATTCGAATTGACCTTGATGATTATTTGCATAGTCTTCATCAAAAATATCATATTGATCAGCATAGTAGCTGTGCGGGTCTTCGGGGTTCTCGGGGCTAATACCATGAATATTAGGAATATATCTTTTAAATAAATTCCAACCGCAACCAAAGTCATAGATTACTTCTGGATTTTTTTCTAATAGTTTTGTAATATAGTAAAAAGATGTCATGGTGCAAATTCGACTACCAATAAATTGTCGTTCTGTTGCATATATATGTCTGGGTAGATGTTTATCCCAAACTAAGATATCAAAATCTTTTTTAATTTGGTTGGCAACATTGCTGTTGGCAAACTCTTCTTCAAATTTTACCTCGTCATATTCGTTTAAATTACGCATGAGTCACAATCCTCTTGATTTTCTATTTCAGCTAAAGGCTGAGCTTCTTTGTTGGACATTTTGTCTACGTCTATTTCACCTTGTCCGTCATTGGTATTGAAATAGTATAACTGTTTAGTTCCATATTTATAGCACATGATCAAGTGCTTGAGCATCTCACTCATAGGAATCTTTTCATCTTCGTAAAACTTAGGATTATACGAAGTGTTGGTACTAATACCTTGATCAATATATTTTTGCAATATTGCACATAGTTTTAGATAGCCTTCTGGCGACTTTTGGTCCCATAACAATTCATACTTGTTCTTTAGTCTACGATATTCAGGAACAACTTGTTTTAATACTCCGTGTTTGCTTTGTTTAATACTTACATAACTTCTAGGAGGTTCAATTCCGTTGGTAGCATTACTTATCTGCGCGGAGGTCTCAGCAGGCATTAATGCCATCAATGTGGCATTGCGAATACCTGTATCTAAAATCTGCTCACGCAAGGCACGCCAGTTCATACGCTCTTGATGCGGTACTAGCTCATCAACTTCACGCTTGCGTGTGTCAATGGGTAACTGCCCGTCTGCGTATTTTAAGTCGTGCCAACGGGTGCAGGGACCTTGTTCTTTGGCCAAATCAGCCGACGCTTTGATTAGGTAATAACTCCATGCTTCTGCATACTCATCAACAATAGCTAATGCTCGCGGATCGCTATAACTAACATCGTGCTTGGCTAAGAAGTAAGCAAAATTAATAATGCCAACTCCTAGTGGACGAAATTCTTGTGTAGAAATTTCAGCGGCACGAACAGGGTAATTTTGATACGATAGCAATGCATCCAGGCCGCGTACTGCTAAACGGCACATACGCTCAAAGTCCTTGGGTTCTTTTACGTTACCCCAGTTAATAGCACTAAGTGTACATAGTGCAATACGACCATTTTCGTCATTGATATCATTTAACGGTACAGTTGGTAAGTCAATTTCACTGCACAAGTTACTCATCTTAATAGGAGCAATCTTTTCTTTAAACGGACTATGTGTATTAGCATGGTCTACGTTTTGTAGATAGATACGTCCTGTGTCTTTGCGTTCTTGCATAAACTTGCTAAACAAGTCCGCGGCTTTTAATGTTTTCTTACGCAACTTGGTATTGCGTTCCGCACGTTCGTACAGCTCTTTAAAGCGGTCTTGATCATTAAAGAAAGCCTCATACATGTCTGGTACGTCATGAGGCGAGAAAAGGGTAATATCACCGCCGGTAATAAGTCTTTCGTACATTAATTTGTTAAATTGTACACCATAATCCATTTGGCGTACACGATTATCCTCTGTGCCTTTGTTGTTCTTTAAAACCAACATGTCTTCAATTTCAAGATGCCATATAGGATAGTAACAAGTGGCCGCACCGTTACGCACACCACCTTGGCTACAACTGCGAGTAGCGGCTTGGAATAATTTTAAGAAGGGAGTAACGCCAGTATGGTATGCATCGCCGTTACGAATGGGACTGCCAAGAGCTCTAATACGCCCTGCTCCAATGCCGATGCCGGCTTTCTGGCTGACATATCGGACAATACTGCTGGCAGTAGCGTTAATGGAATCAAGACTATCATCAGACTCAATAAGAACACAACTGCTGAACTGTTTTTGCGGTGTTCGTACACCAGCCATAACAGGAGTAGGTAAACTAACGTCATGAGTACTAATTGCATCGTAATATTCCTTAATCCAGTTTAGTCGTGTATCCCGAGGATAAGACATAAACAAAGTGGCCGCAATCATCATGTAAGCTATCTGTGGGGTTTCGTATATTTCACTAGTAACACGATTTTGTACTAGATACTTGCCACGCCATTGCTCCATTGCAACATAGGTAAAATTTTCATCGCGATCATGGCGGATCATTGAATCCAATTGTGCGAACTCGCCTTCGCTATAATTTGCCAACAAATCTCGGGTGTAATAACCAATCTCGGTGTTGCGTTGAACTAATTTTAGTAAAGGCCATGGTTTATAATCTCCATAGACTTGTTTGTATAGATGGTATGTTAGTAGTCGGCCGGCAACATATTGATAGTTGGGATTTTCTTCACTGATCAAATCAGCCGCACTTTTAATTAGCGTTTCCTGAATCTCACTAGTTTTAATTCCGTTGTAAAACTGTATGTGGCTTTTAATTTCTACTTCACTGGCACTAACACCTGTGATACCTTGTGTGGCCCAAAAAACTACTTTGTGCAGTTTTTCGATGTCTAGCGGCTCTTTGTTGCCGTCTCGTTTTGTAACTAGTATTTGACTCATTGATTCCTCTTAGTAACTATTCAACTTTAGTTCTTTTTCTCCGTAACTGCTACGAAGTTCAAAATGCTTTGCGATATGTGTTTTATTTACGACTTCACCCTCATTCATATTAAGTACATATTTCCCTTCTTCAATCCAGACTAAATTATAATATACTCTGGCCTCAGGATCATAATATACTCTTATTTCCAATTTGGGCGTGTGCTTGGTCAGTGTTATAGTATACAGCATTCCAAGCGATCTTGCAAGATCGCAATAATAATTTTCTTCCACTAATGTCCACGGGTCGGGCCACGACTCGGGTCTGTCTGGATCAAGATAATAGGGCATGAATGGACACCTGGTCCAAAAGTCTGCTACAGACTGGACTGCTTGTTCCATAGGGAGATTGTCTAACGAT